AATTAAAGATTTAAACTAAAAATATGAGACCAATAAAAGGTAAATCAAAAATATACAATATATGTTTAAAACATATATCTACTGTTAATAGTTTTGTTTATGATGATGGAATAAATCATTTTGAACCAATGGTAGAAACATTAGAAAAGTATCTCCACTCAGAACGCCTTAAATGGACTAGAAAGATGAGAAAGATAATAGACCTAATGTGGATAAAGAAAGAAAAGGATAAAACTGGACACGATGCTGGGTGGAATAGTGCTTTAGCTGAATTAGAAGCTAGACTTAAACGTTTAGAACAACTGGAGAAGAAATGACCGCATTTACAACAGGTGTAGAAACCAAAGAACAGCACAAAAAAAGGTTAGCTAAAATAAAAAAGAAGTTTAGAAAAGTAAAATGGTACTCCAATCCATTAAATGAGGAGAAATATAATTTATAAATTAATTTATTAATTAAAGAAAATATAAATAAAGGAGGGCAACATTTCAGCCAATAACATCATCTACATAGACAGAAATAATTTTAAAGTCTACTATCAGGGCTGTGCAGACAACGATGATTTAGGAAGCCTAGAAGGTCAAGGCAAGACCATAGAGGAAGCCATAAACATCGCTGATGATATTTTAGAAGAGTGTGGGGAAATAGAGTATGGCATAATGTTTATCGGTTCCAGAAAGTATACAAAAAAGCATACTAAGCCGACACGACCTAGTTTGTCTAAACACGACAAATCTGTAGAGGATAATCATATCAAAACACCTAGAAAATCACATCAAAATAAATGAAAATGATATGATACAAAAATTATAATTTAGCTGTTTCACAAAAGTAAACAAAAATAGACTTATCTAAAACCAATATGAAAACCGTAAATAAAGACAAAAAAACCTACACCGTTAACGAATATACAACCATAGTTGATAAGATAATCGCTGAGAAACTTCCACCTCAAGATGCTTTAGTTAAAATGCTTGAAATCTTTGGTAACTGCAAAGTTATAAACATGGACAAAGGCGGAAAGCGAGGGATGGGTCCCGTTACTCATAGGTCCCCCAGCATCGCCAATGTCCGCCTTAAAAAATGAAACTAAGAGACATAAGTGATTGGGAAAAACAGGATGCTATTTTAGACAAAGAGGGAAACGTCCTCTGTCCTTGTTGTCGAAAGAACCTCGCTAGAGTAAACAGGTATGGTATGATCAGGAAGTGTAAAGAGTGTCAGAAGACGAAGAAGACAAAGAACGAAACCTTTGGGTATGCCTTTGTCGATACTAATGGGTTTAAGAGTCGTTAGCTTCTTTAGCAGAGGTTTAATCTTAGTGCTAGACATAGAATTTACTTGATGTATATTACTGCCAATGAAACCTGCCAAAAAGAAAAAGGGGGATAATCTTACACTTAAACAAAGGAAGTGGATTAAGGAATATATTAAGACGGGAAATGCTACGGAAGCTGCCATGAGAGTTTACGATTGCAAAGATAGAGAATCTGCCTCAGCAATAGGTACTCAAAACTTAGGAAAACTTTCGTTTCCAGAACTTATGGAAGAGATGGGATTAACTGATATTACCTTAATGAATGTAGGAGCTGAGGGAATGACCAAAGCCAATAAGATACATGGCACAAATGATAACTTTGTCGAGATACCGGACTATGCTACTAGACACAAGTATTGGGAGACTATGTTGAAATTAAAGAGAAAACTGGGAGTCGAGAATCAAGTCAATGTTCAAGTTAATGTCCAACCAATACTAGGTGGAATAACAAAAGATGATTTTGTGGAGGTAAAAGAAGATGCCACTGAGTAAGGAGGAAAAATATGCTAGAGCCAGGGCGTATAAGGCAACTCCAGAATTTAAGGCCCATAGAATAGCTTATGATAAAAAGAGATGGGAAAATCCAGAAGTAAGAGAAGCTGCTAAATTAAGAAGACAAACGCCAGAATATAAAGCAAAAGCCAAAATCTTTCAAAAAAAATATAGAAGCACTGAGGAATATAGGGAATGGAAAAAGCAATATCGCCAGAAACCAGAACAACTTTATAAGAGAAGAAACCATGACTTTATAAAGAATTTTGGAATAACAATGGAAGAATATAAACTGATATTGGCTAAGCAGAATGGAGTGTGTGCTATCTGTCATCAAAAAGAAACAAAAAGGGTGAGGGGTGTTGTAAGAAGTCTTGCTGTTGATCACAATCACGAGACTGGAAAAGTGAGGGGGTTACTGTGTACGGCATGTAACCAAGCATTAGGACAAATGAAAGACAGTCCAGAAATTCTTATGAGTGCTATTGAATATCTTAAAAGAACATGAAATTTACCCAAACAACTGCTACTAAAAAACTGCTTACACTCCATAAAAGAATCAGGGGTGTTGCCGGAGGAACGTCGGCTTCAAAAACAATATCTATTTTACTTATCTTAATTGATTATGCTCAATGCCATGATAACGAACTTATATCGATAGTATCGGAAAGTTTCCCGCATCTTCGCAGGGGTAGTTTAAGGGACTTTATGAATATAATGGAGGGACATGGTTATTTTGAAGAGTCTCGATGGTCCAAGACAGACTTTGTTTACACTTTTCATACCGGTTCACGAATAGAGTTCTTTTCTGCTGATCAGCCAGGTAAAGTCAGAGGACCACGAAGAGACGTTCTCTTCATCAACGAAGCTAATAACATAAGCTATGAGACCTATACTCAGCTAGAGGTTAGAACCAAAAAGATTATCTGGCTTGATTGGAACCCGACTCAAGAGTTTTGGTTCTACACCGAGGTTAAAGGGAAAGATAATGTTGATTTTATCATCTTAACCTACAAGGACAACGAAGCACTAGACCCAAACATAATTCAAGCTATTGAAGCTAGACAAGGAAATAAAAATTGGTGGCTAGTCTATGGCTTAGGGCAACTAGGTGAGGTAGAGGGAAAGATATTTAAAGACTGGCAGATTATTGATGACATACCCCATGAAGCCCGCCTAGAACGCTACGGAATGGATTTTGGCTATTCTAATGACCCTACTGCTATCGTAGCTATCTACCGCTACAACGGCGGCTTTATCTTAGATGAGATTACCTATCAAAAAGGACTATCTAACAAACAAATCGCTGATATTCTCTTAAACCAACCCAAGGCGTTAGTTATAGCAGATAGTGCCGAACCTAAGAGTATTGATGAGATACGAATGTATGGGGTGAATATCCTCCCAAGTAGCAAAGGTCAAGGCTCAGTCTTACAAGGGATTCAGTACGTTCAGGACCAAAGGATAAGTATTACCAAACGAAGTATCAATGGGATTAAAGAATATCGTAACTACATGTGGAAAACCGACAAGGATGGCAAGATAGTCAACGAGCCGGAACCAGGGTGGGACCATTTTAACGACGCTCTTAGATACGGTCTAACAGATTTAAAACCCTACGAGGAGATAGAAGACCTCCCAGAGGATGATTTATTTGACGAAAGGGGAATGTACTAATGAAATACTCAATCAAACTCAATCCAAGTAACCTTAAACCCCATCTCGATATAGAGTCGGACATTCAACGGACTAAAGATGGTTCTATGACCATTGTTGTCAAAATAAACAGGGAGTTAATCATTGACTATGTCATTTATGAAAACGACACCAGTACCCCAGAACTTACCATTACACCTACTGATTGAGAAACACGCTCAGGACCTAAAGTATGGTTCAGTTACCTATGTCTTCACGGTCCACAATGGAATAGTGGATATGTCCTCAATCAACGTAACTAAAGCCAAGAGGAGAAGATATAAGCCAACACAGCCAGAGGTAGCCAAGCGGTGACGGCACTGGTCTGTAGAACCAGTATTCGTAAGTTCGACTCTTACCCCCTGGACAACAAAACATATGGACAACTGTCCATGTAGACAACTGTCCGTTTTTTATACCAACTTTATACCAAATCATAAAAATATTTGACAGTCATAAGCCTAGAGTGCTAAATTACGACAATTAGCCAATGGTGCCAGATGGCACGTACAGGCCCCGTATTTCGGGGTCTTTTTTTTATCATTATGCCTACAGAAGAACCAAAGTCAATCATCCTAGCTAGAAAAGAAGCCGCCTTTCAATACTTAAAAGATAAAAGAACCCAATGGGACAACTACGAGAAGTTATTTCACAACCAACTCAACTCCCATATCACCGATTCCACCAAATCACAGGTCTTTGACCCCAAGATAGCCACCCTCATCNNCATCATTGAGAGAGCTTATCGAGTTATGTCTCAAAACCCTCAAGGTAAAGTCAAGGCTATCTCTAAAAACGATAAAGGGGCGGAGAAGTTGATGAATCTCATCCTTGATAAATATATTCTCCCCAATGCTAACGCTCAATTCGATATCTTAACCAAACTAAGAATGATGGATATCTATTCCAACTTATACGGCAACTTCTTTGCTTTAGTCGACTGGGATGTCAAGAAAAGTGGCTACGCTGGTCCTGACATGTGGCTCTTAAACATCCGTGATGTCTTCCCTCAAGTGGGGGCGGTCTCCCTAGAGGACTCTGATTACGTCATTATCCGTTCTTGGCAACCCATTTCCTACTTTGAAGGACTTAAAAAACAGCAAGGTTATAAAAATATCGACAAGATAATTAAAATCTTAAAGAACAAGGGAAATTCTCTTAAAGACTCCGAAGATAAGAGTAAGCGTGAAGACACTTATCCTGAAGCCGAAGGCACACCAGGAACAGGCTTTTATGAAGTCTTAACCCAATATACCCGTGATACTTGGACCGATTACTGTGTCGATGCTGATTTAGAGTTTCGAGAAATAGAAAATCCTCACGAAAACGGGGAACTGCCGGTTATCTGTAAGTATTCCATTCCTCTCTTAGACGACTTCATGGGCATGGGAGATGCTGAAAGAGGTGAAAGCATGCAATCAGTGGTCAATTCTGTGTGGAATCTCTATCTAGATGCCGTCAAGATGTCTATCTTTCCCCCAACTTTAATCAATAAAGACAATATCGCCGCCATGTCTTCCTTAAAATGGGCGGCTAGTGCTAAATGGCTCGTCAGAGGACAGATAAACAATTCGGTTCAACCTATTCAGTTAAATCCTCAAGGGATTTCCACCTTCAACAACACCTATCAAGTGGCTAATGCGGCTCTTTTGAACATGTTTGGAACGACAGATACCTCAGTTACCCAACAAACAGAAGCTGGATTTGGCAAAACCCCTCAAGCTCTTAGAATGCAGGCCTCTAGGGAGAATACTCGTGATAATGCGGATCGTTTTTACATGGAAGAATTTGTCAAAAAAATGGTCAATAGAATGGTCAATTTAATGGCGAAGAAAGCCGATGGGAGTGTCGCTGTTCGTCTCTTTGAAGATGAAATAAAAGAAATGATACAAGAGTATCCCGAAATGCAAGAGATGTACAACGAGAAGACAGGTAAACTTGAAATTGAGAATAAATCCTTTGGTTCTAACCTTTATGATTATGAAATCATTTCAGGGTCCATGTATCTCGTTGATCAGGATTCTCAACAACAATCCCTAACTTCTCTTGTTTCACTTCTAGTCTCTCAACCTCAGATTATGCAAATGGCGGCTCAAGAGGGTTACATCTTCAAGGTGGGTGAGTTAATTAAACGAATTATCGTCAATTCGGGTATTCAAGACTGGTCAAAGCTAGTCGAAGAGGAAAACCCTGAACAAACCGCTGATAGAATGTTTGACGAAGCTAATCAAGAATTTATAAGTGCCGTTCAGGCTATGGAACAAGGGCAAGGGCTACCTCCGCCAGGTCAAATTGGACAAGCCCCACCCCAAATGCCGCCTGAAGGCGTCCCAGGAGGAATAAATGGATAAACAAATAAATACAGCCAATACGGCTATAAGACCAAGTTTTATCAATCCGATGACTACTAATGAAGTCGAAATCGAGAGAAAAGGGGCTACCGATGAAGAGAGAGCCTTGTATGCCATGTCCAAGACTGGCGGTTGGAGATTCTTCAAGGAGATTGCCAGTCAATCTTTAGCTGAACTAGACGAACTCAATCGAATCGCTATTAGTAATGGGGCGGGATATGAAGAGCTCGGTAGAAACACTGTGGTTATCTCATCAGTTAAAGACATTATAAATCACCTCATCAATAAGGTGGAGGATGCGAAGGAGTCTTGTGAACCAGGAGAATGATTATGAAGATATTAATCAAATTAAACCAGAAGATAAAGCCTTTGAAGAGGTTAATCCAGTCGTTTATAAGTTTATTCCCAAAGGCTATCACTCGTGGAGACAACAAGGTTATTACTTGGTTTGCAAGTCATGTGATTTGCAACATGCAGTCTTTATTGGCCCGAATCTCGTCATGGTGGGAGAAAGGGACGGTAAGCCTATCCTCGAAAAAAGAAAAGACAGGAAAAAGTAATTAAAAGATTTGTGGCTACTCTATTCCTCCATAGGGTAGCGACAAGCATTTTAAGGCTTGGGGTCTCACATTCCCTTATCAGGTGTGTTTAGTACTTTAAAAAAATATGGACGAAGAAAACACCATGGCGCTAAACGAAGAAGGTGGAGAGCAAACCACCCCAGATACTACGCCGGTATCAGAAAACGAAACTGCCGAGGAAGTTAATGAAACTCCTGTTGAATCGACGGAAGAGACAGAAGCAGAAGAAACGGAAACGGATGGACAAAAGAAAGGTTTTACCCAAAGAGTCAGAGAACTTAACTCTAAGGCTAAAGAAGCCGAAAGACGAGCTGCTGAAGTTGAGGCTGAAAACCAATCGTTGGCCAAAAGGATTGCGGAACTTACTGGTTCTTATGAACCTGGAGAACAAAGGTTCTCACCTCCGCCAATTCAACCTGGGATGGAATATACCCCGGAACAGTATCAGCAACACGTTGCTGCCGCTGCTGGCTCAATCGTTGATTTAAGACTTAAACAACAGGGTGCTATCAATCGGATTCAAAATGAAACCTCAGAGGTAATCAGGTCTTATCCTGAACTTGACCCCCAAAGTGAATCTTTTGATAAGGATTTGTCCGAATCAGTAACCGAGGCGGTGGAAGCTAAAGTCCGAGCCAACCCCTATTCAGCTGACATTAAAAAATACGTTGAAAAGCTGATGAAGCCCTATAAAAGGGCAGTTACTAAGGAAGTAGGAAGGGTGAGTGAGAATTTAGCCAAACAGGTCTCACAGGCCGCAACACGCCCAACTTCTGTTCATAAAGGTGATAAACCCTTAGCGGAGAAGTCTATACTTGAACTAGAAAGAGAACTGGGGATTGTACAGTCCTAACCGTAACTTGGCACATTAATTAAAAGGAAAAATATATGGCTGCTATTGGAACTGGAATTTCCGGTGCCACCAACGTCAATACTACTTCTCAACTCTCTCCCGAAGTTGCAACATACTACGAGAAAGTCTTTTTAGACAGAGCTGAGTATGCTTTAGTAATGAAAGAGGGTGGACAATTCCGTACCCATCCCGTCAATGAAGGACGAACAGTCAACTTCACTCGCTACGAACCTATGACGATCATCACTGATCCATTAGGCGAGGCTAGTAACCCTGTAACCTGTGCTATCACAGCTTGCACTGTTGCCATGACTCTAAGCGAATATGGTTTGATTACTGTCCACTCTAAACTGAATTCCCTGGTCTCTATTGACTCAGGTATGAAAGAGAAAGTGGAACTAGTAGGTCAAAACATGGGTGAAACGTTGAATCGTTTGGTCCGGGCTGAACTTGAATCAGGTGGAACGGCATATTATCCAAATGGTCATGCTGTTACGACACTCGCCGCTGGCGATGTGTTGGATGCATGTAACATTAGGTTAATTGTCCAAAAACTTGAACTTGCTAAGGCTCGACCTTACAAAGATGGAATGTTCATCGGTAAAACCGACCCCTACAGCAAATATAGACTTTTAAGCGACTCTACTTGGATCAACGCACACACTTATAAAGATGGAAAAGAACTTTATAAGGGAGAAATGGGCGAATTGTATCAAGTTAGGTGGTTATTAAACAACGACTTGTCCTCTGGGACTGAGGCGGCTGCTTCAGCGGCTTCGACTGTTGTTCGTTTCTACACCTATGTCCACGGTGATAACGCTTTTGGCGTTTATGACCTGGCACAAGATAAGCCTAAACTCTATATCCAACCCAATATCGTAGATTCCAACTCACCTGTCGGGAGAATTTCTCTCGTATCTTGGGCTGGTTCTTACGCTACTAAAGTCTTAAACGACGATTGGGTGCTTGCTTGTAGATTTACTTCGGTTTAACCTTAACCTGGGGGTTTCTCTTACCCCCAGGAAAACTTTATTATTTAAGGAGGAATATGAGACCTAATAAAAATTACATTTTAATCAAAGAACAGACACAGGAGAAGGTTACCCAAAGTGGAATCATTATCGCTGAAACAGCCGTCTTTGATAAACCTCAGAGAGGAGAGATTGTGGCCATCGGTAAGATGGACAAAGAAGTGGACTTTAAAGTCGGTGATATCGTCATTTACAAGAAATGGGGAGGCAATGAATACACCGAAGATAAGATAAATTATTTATTTGTCTCGCCTGAAGATATTTTAGGTATCGAATAATGGACGGTACTAGGAGGGCTGATTTAGAAATTCTCTATAAGAGTTTAGATAAAGCTGAAACTCTAGTCGAAAGACAACTCGTCCAGAGAATTATAAATAACATTAACAACGAAGACGAATTTGAAAGAAAATATCGTGAACAGCTTGTCAAAGCCGTTAAAGCCAGCGACAAGTATAGTATTAAAAAAATTAGTGAAATCTTATTTATTCATCACCAACAAAAGGTGAATGGTAAACAATTTTAGCACTATGTCCTTGACAATGCTAAAGCTATATTATAAACTCCCCCAGTTTAGGCATTAGGATTGTAATTTATAAATCTTCCGCCGCTTCTTTGGAGGCGGTTTTTTTGTGCCTAAATTTAGGAGATACAGGTGAAAACATACATTTCAGGTTCAAATGGCTTCATAGGTGGACATTTAAAAAAGGTCTTAATTGGTCCGATTTGTGTTCCTCATAAAGAATTAGCTACCCTTACCCCTGAGCCTTATGACTACTTCTACTTCCTTTCATCTTACGGCAACCTCGCTGATCAAGCAGATATTGAAGAAACTATTAAAGCTAACCTAAGTGATGTTATCAACGTCTTAAACAAATCAGATAAGAACTTTAAGTCCTTCGTATATTTGTCCTCTTCATCAGTTAAACTTCCCCGTCAAACAGTCTATTCAAGAGCTAAGAGGGCGACTGAGGAAGTCTTGCTCTCTTACATTGAATCTCAACAATTACCCATTTGTATTATCAGACCTTTTTCGGTGACTGGAGTAGGTGAACAATCCAAGCACTTAATACCTACCCTAATCCGCTCTTGCCTACTAGGAGAGCGCATCAACTTCGTCCCTGAACCTACTCACGATTTTATCGACGTATCCGATGTGATAGACGGGATAATCAACCTGTCTTATAACAAAGCCAAGGGCATATTCGAGCTAGGTTCAGGGAAAAAGTATAGTAATGATGAAGTCCTAAAGATAGTCGAAAAAGAAACAGGCAAGAAAGCCAATATTAACATCGTCCCCTCACTAAGAGATTACGACAATAAAGACTGGGTGTCGACTAATTTTAGGTCTAGGTCTTGGGGGTGGTTACCTAAAAAACCCTTAGAACAGTCTATTCACGAAATGGTTGAAGAATTTATAAGTTTAAACAAACAATGAATGTATTGGAAAAGAGAATCCTCGAACTTTCCTATAAATACAAACTTTCTCATATTGGTTCGTGTTTAAGCGCTGTCAATCAAATTGACAGT